CCTTTTCTACAAAGCCCTTCAGATCCCGGCGGAGCGCACGCGCTACTGCATGAAGATGGACAGCCTGCTGGTCGAGAAGATGAACCGGAAAAGGCCGAGGACCGTGCGCGCCATCGAGGAGATCTGGTACGAGGGCTACAACGAAAACAGGAACCAGCATTACCACCAGAGCCGCTACCACTTCCTGAACCTGCACAGCTTCTTCACGGGCAACCACACGGTCGAGCTGCGGGGCTTCAACTCCGAGCTCCACGCCGGTAAGATGCGCAGCTACATCGTCCTTGCCCTGGCGCTCAACCACCAGGCGCTGACCCAGACCTGCGCCAGCGCAAGGAAGCCTCAGACGGACAACGAAAAGTTCGCCATGCGGACCTACCTCAACCGCATCGGGTTCATTGGAGAAGAGTTCGCCAACTGCCGGGAACACCTGACGACGCATCTGGGAGGCTCGGCGGCCTGGCGATTTCGGGCGGCTTGAGGAAGGCAGACAATGAAAATGAAGAAGAAATTGTACACGGCTTACGGATCGAACCTGAACCTTGGGCAGATGGCGCGCAGGTGCCCCACTGCCCGGGTCCTTGGCGCCAGCGTACTTAAGGACCATCAACTCATGTTCCGGGGCGCACGTTGGGGCAGCGTGGCCACGGTCGAGCCCTGTGAAGGCGGCAGCGTTCCGGTTCTGGTGTGGGAGATAACACCCGAGGATGAGAAGGCGCTGGATTTCTATGAGGGCTACCCCTTCCTCTATGGGAAAGAGACAGTGGGACTTCCTCTGAAGGGGAAAACGGTCAAGGCTATGGTGTATGTCATGACGCCCGGCCGACTGCTGGGACAGCCCGGCGGGAACTACTATTCCGCCATCCTGGAAGGATATCGGTGCGCGGGATTCGATCCTGCCGTGTTGAAAGAGGCGGCAGACAGGTCAAAGGAGCAACAACAGAATGACTGACAAAGTGATCGAGCAGATCATGGCTATCCGGGAGACAGGCGAAACGAACATGTTTGACGTTACGCGCGTCCAGAGATTGGCTTACGAAAAGGGCTACTTTGAGCTGGTGCTGTTCTTGCAGGAACACAAGAAGGAGTACGCCCGGTTCATCCTCACCGGAGAGAAAGATATATAGTAATTCCCTTGAAAAAACTCACTATTTCGCTTGCAATATATCCGGTTTGGAGTGATATATGCACTACCGAAAGACAAGGAGGGCAAGGAAAATGTGGAGCCAGGGAAAAGAAAACGGGTACAGCCACTGGGTAAAGCACTACGATACCGGCTCAGAGTTTGGCATAGATGGCGGCAGGATTTCCAAGCTGCAGATAAGCCGGGACGGGCTGACGGTCGTCAGCTATGAGAGGGGCCGGGACGTTGAGCCGAAAAGCGGTGAAGACAAGGCCTTCTTCGACAAGCTGGTAAAGAAATACAATTGAAGGTTTGATAAAAGGCCATGGCTCCCAAGCGGAGCCTTTATCAAGGGGCCGGGAGGGAGTGACAGAGCATACGCAAGCTGAAGAAGTGCACGCCGACCCGGTTCAGGGCGCCTGACTCCCTCTATAGCAACGAAGTCACGGATATTATGCCGCGGTTCCACTTTTACCAGTTCATGTGAACACCGGCAGCATTTACGGGCGAAGTTGTTTATCCGTTGGCAATCCCGGTTATATTCATTTTGAGGATGCGAATATCATATAATGCATCCGATTTACTTGGGAGAGTAATCCCGGAAAACCATGAAGAAATTGAGGATCTTTGAAAATGTTGAAAATTGGTATCATCCTAGGGAGCATGCGCCCTGGCCGGAATGGAAAAGGCGTGGCCGACTGGGTACTGGAAAACGCAAACAAACGCGGAGACGCGCAGTATGAGATTGTCGACGTGCAGGAATACAACCTCCCCCTGCTGGACGAAGCAATGCCGGCCGCATATGGCCAGTATGAGAAGGCCCATACAAAGAAGTGGGCGGAGAAAATCGGCGGGCTGGATGCTTTTGTGTTTGTCACAGCTGAATACAATCATGCGCTGCCGGGGGCGCTGAAAAACGCTATCGACTTTATTTACGGCGAATGGAACAACAAAGCTGCAGGAATTGTCAGCTATGGCAGTGCCGGTGGGGCGCGTGCTGCTGAGAACCTGCGCCTGGTGCTGGGGGAACTGCAGGTTGCTGATGTGCGTCAGCAGGTACTCCTGTCACTCATGACGGACTTTGAAAATTTTTCCGTGTTCAAACCGCATCCCCGCCACGAGGAGGAACTGTCCACGCTGCTCAATCAGGTGAACGCATGGGCCGGTGCGCTGAAAACAACCCGGTAATCCTGTCAGCGCTGACATAGGCGCTCACAGGGAGAAAAGCCGAAACGTTCAACCAAATGCATCCTATAGCGCCTTTCGAGGCGCTTTTTTACGCCTCAAATCACTCTCGGAGCTAAAGCGATTACCCTCATGAGACAACTGCGTTTTCAGACATAGAGTATGACGGCAGCGGTTCCTTGATGATAGGTCCTTTTTCAACAAGCTGGTGAGGAAAAACCATGTCTTCCAAGCGGGAGCCTATTTTGATGGGTTGGGAGGGAGTGACAGAGCATACGCAAGCTGAAGAAGTACACGCCGACCCGGTTCAAAGCGCCTGACTCCCTCTATAACAAGGAAGCCGCCAACTACGCCGTTTCGTTCATAGAATCACTTTCCCACACCAAAGGAACGTGGTCCGGCAAGCCCTTTGAGCTCATCGACTGGCAGGAACAGATTATCCGCGACGTGTTTGGGACGCTCAAGCCCAATGGCTACCGGCAGTTCAACACAGCCTATGTGGAGATTCCCAAAAAGATGGGAAAGAGTGAGCTTGCCGCTGCTATTGCCCTGCTGCTCACCTGCGCTGACGGCGAGGAACGCGCCGAGGTTTACGGCTGCGCGGCTGATCGCAACCAGGCGTCCATCGTGTTCAATGTGGCTGCCGACATGGTGCGAATGTGCCCCGCGCTGGCCAAGCGCGTCAAGATCCTCGATTCCATGAAACGGCTTATCTACCAACCGACAGGGAGCATTTACCAGGTTCTGTCAGCTGACGTTGGAAACAAGCATGGTTTCAATACCCATGGCGTGGTCTTTGACGAGTTGCATACCCAGCCCAACCGGAAGCTGTTTGACGTAATGACCAAGGGCTCGGGCGACGCGCGAATGCAGCCGCTGTACTTCCTGATCACCACCGCGGGCGACAACCAGAACAGCATCTGCTGGGAAGTGCACCAGAAGGCGCTTGATATCATCAACGGCAGGAAACATGACGCGACATTCTATCCGGTCATTTTTGGCGCTGGCCCGGAGGAGGACTGGACAGATCCCAAGGTCTGGAAGAAAGCGAACCCTTCTCTGGGCATCACGGTCGGCATCGACAAAGTCAAGGCCGCATGTGAATCTGCTAAGCAGAATCCTGCAGAGGAAAACAGCTTTCGCCAGCTGCGCCTGAACCAGTGGGTGAAGCAAGCTGTCCGCTGGATGCCGATGGACAAGTGGGACAAATGCGCGTTTCCTGTTGATGCAACGGCCTTGGAAGGCCGCGTTTGCTATGGCGGGCTTGATCTATCATCCTCGACCGACATCACAGCCTTTGTGCTGGTCTTCCCGCCGGCAGATGAGGATGATATGTACAGCGTACTGCCATTTTTCTGGATACCTGAGGAGAGCATCGACCTGCGCGTCCGGCGTGACCATGTGAACTATGACCTGTGGCAGAGGCAGGGATTCCTGATGACCACTGAAGGAAACGTGGTGCATTACGGTTTCATCGAGCGATTCATTGAAGAGCTTGGCACAAAGTACAACATCCGGGAGATCGCCTTTGACCGCTGGGGCGCTGTGCAGATGACCCAGAACCTGGAAGCGCTGGGCTTCACGGTAGTGCCCTTCGGGCAGGGATTCAAGGACATGTCGCCACCTACCAAGGAGTTGATGAAACTGACCCTGGAACAGAAAGTGGCGCATGGCGGCCATCCGATCCTGCGCTGGATGATGGACAACATCTTCATCCGTTCGGACCCGGCGGGCAATATCAAGGCTGACAAGGAGAAATCCACGGAGAAGATCGATGGTGCCGTGGCAACGATCATGGCGCTGGATAGGGCGATCCGGTGTGGGAACGATAGAGGTGCTTCGGTGTATGACAGCAGGGGGCTGATAGTATTCTAAATTAACCTGTAAGGTAAATAAGTGCTTGACAATTTGCACAGTGTGGATTATAGTAAGTTTACCTTAGAGGTAAACGAGGTGACTGCTCTGGAGATATCGTACAGAACGAAGAAGCTTGAGCGGGCTTGCACGAAGCTAAGCGTTGCCAGAGCAGATTATGGGGACCGAATGGCAGAGAAGATACATCTGCGCATTGATCAGATTCAGGCTGCCGACACGGTTGAAGACCTGGTAAAGTACTCTGTAGGAGACTGTCACCCGCTCAAAGGAGATCGCGCTGGGCAATTCGCCATGGCGCTAGTGCAGCCGCACCGATTGGTGTTCAACAAAGACAGCTCGAACACACTGTGTGTAAGGATTATCGACATTGAAGATTATCACTGAGGAAGCGAAATTGAAAGGAGGGAATCAGATGTTGCGCAGCAAGGATACAATCGCCATACCACCGGGCGAAACCATTCGTGAGCAGCTTGACAGTCGCGGCATGACCCAGAAGGAATTCGCAAAACGCATGGACATGTCGGAGAAGCACATTAGTCGATTAATCAACGGAAAAGTTGAACTAACGCCTGATGTTGCCCTCCGTTTGGAATCTGTTCTCGGTTTGCCCGCGAAGTTCTGGAGCAATCTTGAGATGCAGTACCGGGAAAAAGAAGCCAGAGTTAAGGTAGAGCTTGATTTGGAAGGCGATTCCGAAATTGCCAGGAAATTCCCATATTCAAAAATGGCCGGATTCGGGTGGGTACCCACCGCCCGAGTCATTGAGGAAAAAGTACTTCATCTCAGATCGTTCTTCAAAGTCGCACGGCTGGGCGTACTTGAGGAGTTATGTCTGCCAGGCATAACTTTTCGTGTGGTTGGATCGAATGGAACAAGTGACTATGCGCTTGCGGCATGGGCGCAGCAGGCTCGGTTGGAAGCGTTAAAAAGTGAGGCTAGCCCTATCAATGTGGAAAAGCTGAAGGACAGCCTTGCTGTGATCAGAGCGTTAACAGTTAAGAATCCTGCTGATTTCACTACTGAATTGCGCGGGATTCTTGCCGATTGCGGGATTGTGATCGTATTCCTTCCGCACATCGGTGGATCATTCCTTCACGGCGCAACCTTTGTCAGCGGAAAGCACATTGTGCTTGGACTTACAGTCAGGGGCAGGGATGCGGACAGGTTTTGGTTCAGCCTCTTCCATGAACTGTGCCATGTACTGGAAGGCCATATCTTCAGCAATGACAAGTCATCGGATGAAGGCGAACGAGAAGCTGACAAATTTGCTTGCGATACTCTGATCTCTCCTGTTGACTACAATCGTCTCATCAATGCCAGGGATTTCAGCCGTACTGCGATCATCTCGTTTGCCAGGGAAATAGGAATTGACCCCGGCATTGTTGTAGGCAGGCTGCAAAAGGAGAATGAAATACCATACAATTGGCATAAGGACCTGAAAACTCAGTATAAACTAACGGCATAATCGGTTTTATCATCGGAGCATCTGCCACTTATGGCAGGTGCTTTTTCTATGCTCAATTCAGGGGAGGGCGAAGCACTTGGCTCTATTCAAAGGCATTTTCAAGGCGCGTGACAAGCCGAAGGATTATCTCAACAGCCGGTATGCATTCCTGTTTGGCGGAACGACAGCAGGAAAGCCAGTCAACGAACAGACCGCCATGCAGATGACAGCAGTCTACTCCTGCGTGAGGATACTCTCAGAAACGCTGGCAGGCTTGCCGTTGCATGTGTACCGAAACAACGATAGCGGAGGTAAAGAGAAAAGCCTGAAGCATCCGCTGTACAAGCTGCTGCATGACGAACCCAATCCGGAAATGACTTCATTCGCGTTCAGGGAAACGCTGATGAGCCATCTTTTGCTGTGGGGCAACGCCTACGCGCAGATCATCAGGAACGCGCGCGGGGAAATCATCGCGCTGTACCCGCTCATGCCAAACAAAATGACGGTCGACCGGGATAGCACGGGACGGCTTTTCTATATCTACTCCCGAACAACTGAGGACACCCCGACGCTTGGTCAGGACAATCCGGTCTATCTCTCCCCCTCCGATGTCCTGCACATTCCCGGGCTTGGGTTTGACGGTCTAGGTAGGCTACTCGCCCATCGCGATGGCAAAGAACGCAGTAGGTCTGGCGATTCCGCGACAGAGGAATACGGTGCCAAGTTCTTCGCCAACGGCGCTGCTCCCGGCGGCGTTCTGGAACACCCCGGCACCATTAAGGACCCGCAGAAGGTCAGGGAGTCGTGGAACGCGGCCTACCAGGGCACCTCAAACGCGCACAGGGTGGCTGTCCTTGAAGAGGGCATGAAGTACCAGCCCATCGGGATCTCGCCCGAACAGGCCCAATTCCTGGAAACACGGAAGTTCCAGATCAATGAGATCGCCCGCATCTTCAGAGTGCCGCCGCACATGCTTGCCGACCTTGAGAAATCATCGTTCAGCAACATCGAGCAGCAATCGCTTGAATTTGTGAAATACACGCTGGACCCCTGGGTGGTCCGCTGGGAGCAGGCCATGTGCCGCGCGCTGCTGACGAAGGGCGAAAAGCCGGCCGTGTTCATCAGGTTCAATGTGGATGGCCTGCTTCGGGGAGACTATGTCAGCAGGATGAGCGGTTACGCGACCGCAAGGCAGTGTGGATGGCCTGCTTCGGGGAGACTATGTCAGCAGGATGAGCGGTTACGCGACCGCAAGGCAGAACGGATGGATGAGTGCCAATGATATCCGTGAACTGGAGAACCTCGACCGAATCCCGGCGGAGGTTGGCGGCGACCTGTACCTCATTAACGGCGCGATGACCAAACTGCAGGACGCAGGCTCGTTCGCAAATACCAAGGAAACGGAGGATACAACTTTTGAACCAAACAGCAGTTGAGGAAAAGCAAATGGCCCTGCCCCGGACAACAATGAAAACGCCGGCGGAAGGCCGCCGCTTCTGGAACTGGGCGAAGGATGAGGAAACAGAATCCCGGACGCTCTACCTGGACGGGGTGATCGCCGAGGAGTCATGGTTTGACGATGATATAACCCCTGCCGCTTTCAAGGCGGAACTCATGGCATCCGGCGGCGATGTGACGATCTGGCTCAATTCACCCGGCGGAGACTGCATCGCGGCAAGCCAGATCTACGCCATGCTCATGGACTACAAAGGCGCGGTCACCGTCAAGATCGACGGCATCGCCGCCTCTGCAGCAAGCGTGATCGCCATGGCAGGCACAAAGGTGCTCATGGCTCCGACGGCGCTCATGATGGTACATAACCCCCTGACCGTGGCTATCGGCGACAGTGAGGAGATGCAAAAAGCCGTCGCCATGCTGTCCGAGGTCAAGGAGAGCATCATCAACGCCTACGAAATCAAGACCGGGCTTACCCGAACCAGGCTCTCCCATCTTATGGACGCAGAGACCTGGCTCAGCGCTAACAAGGCAATCGAACTGGGATTTGCTGACGGCATACTGGAAGACGCGAAGAAGCAACCCCAGTCCAAAGATGTCGCCTACGCCTTCAGCCGCAGAGCCGTGACCAACTCTCTGCTCGATAAAATCCCCAAACAAACAATGGACCATCCTGCACAGCCGCTCTATGAGCGGCTTAATCTTTTACGATTTTAGGAGGAAAACCAATGAGCTAACATTATGGACCTGCGCGAAAAGCGCGCCAAAGCCTGGGACACCGCGAAAGCCTTTCTGGATGCCCAGCGCGGCGCTGACGGCCTGATCTCTGCCGAAGCGGCCGCAAGCTACGACAAGATGGAAAATGACATCATGAACCTTGGCAAAGAGATCGCCCGCCTGGAACGCCAGGAATCCATTGATGCGGAACTGAACCAACCGACTTCAGCGCCCATCACCAACCGGCCCGCACAAGGCCAGGAAACAAAAGGCGGCCGCGCCTCCTCCGAATACCGCAAAGCCTTCTGGAACGCGATGCGCGCCAAGACGCCGCGATACGACGTCGTCAACGCGCTGCAGGTCGGCACGGATTCCGAGGGCGGCTACCTTGTCCCCGACGAATATGAGCGCACGCTCATCCAGGCGCTTGAAGAGCAGAACATCTTCCGCAGGCTTGCCAGCGTGATCAACACCTCATCCGGCGACCGCAAGATCCCGGTGGTGGCGTCCAAGGGCACGGCTGCCTGGGTCGAAGAGGAATCGGCCTACACGGAAAGCGACGAGGCCTTCACGCAGGTTTCCATCGGCGCCTTCAAGCTGGCCACCATGATCAAGGTGTCCGAGGAACTCCTCAACGACAGCGTGTTCAACCTGGAAACCTACATTGCCCGCGAGTTTGGCCGGCGCATCGGCAATAAGGAAGAGGAAGCCTTCCTCACGGGCGACGGCAGCGGCAAGCCGGTGGGCCTCCTTGACGCGACAGGCGGCGCGCCGGTGGGCGT